TTGATGAATAAGCATCGATAACTTATCAGAAATTTCTTCAAACTCAATTGCCCACGGAAATAAACATAATCTCACACCCAGAAGGTGAGAAATAACGCTTTCATCGTAGGTAAGGTTTTTATTTTTCTTGATATATCGAAGACTCGACATCAATTTGCTGTAGTTGCCGGCTGCAACTAAAATGTCACCAATCACTCTGGAGTATCTCTCTTTTAAGTGATGGGACAGAAACGTGAGTTCTTTGCAAGGACGAGGCGTATAGCTCTCAATCTCAAACTGGCAATTATATAATGCGCACCACTCAATGATGGCTTTAGGATCCACTTTTGTAATATCAGTGTTCCACACATTATCATCGCCGTTGACTTTTAGCTTGCTGACTTCATCGAAATTCAATTTGTGAACTGCTCGATGTGCCATGACCAACATTATCCAGACATAGAATGAATTATCATGTCCAGTATTTTTCCATCCTGATTTGTTATGATACAACCAGAACAGGTGGCCAAGCACAACTGCAGCACCAGCATACGTTGTGTTGTACAAATGCATTACCATTTTATACAGGAAAGAAGGTAAGAAATAAGCTCTGACATCCCTAATCACGCGGGCAGCACCAAGATTAAACCTGGCGTCGCAACCGCCGACATCCATTGAGAACCCGGAATCACCAAGGCCTCGTAAGGTCATGGCAAATTCGGGTCCAGGTATCTGGATGCCAATAGTGATAGGTGTTCTAGACCTATTTTTTATCAAGGCGTCATTTTGGGCGCCAAAACACATTGTAGAGCCAATCAAGTGATGTAAGTCACAAGCATTGAATACTCTAGTTTTATGTTGAGCAACTTTCTCTGATGGTCGCAATTCATCTTTTAAGGTAGTGGAGAATGTACAATCCACTTCTTCACCAGCTATCATCAAATCAACTCTTTCTTTAACGACATGCCCAAATTTCATAAGGGCAGCACTTTTATCCTCACAAGTTAAATTGTAAGGGTGTCCAGGACCTTTTTTAAGGTCGAGATCGGAGATAGAGTCTTCATAAGACATAGTTGGCAGGCCTAGCCAAATTGGCCGCATTTTTTCGATCAAATACTCTGTCGCGTACGACAGCAATGATTCGGGAATGGTTTTCGCTGGCTCAAAAAATTTTTGAAGACCTAATTTGAGCGCTCTGGTTGACATTTCTGACGGTTTATACCCATCAGCATCTATGTCATTAAACCAGGGGGAGGTTGCATAGTGTGATTTGGCTACTGGCCGCCTAGGACTGCTTGAAAAAACAGCACCAGGTGGACATAAACCAATATCATGGACTATGCTAGGCCTCTCATCATTCCTTAATGGCTGAGAGAGGCGAGCTGCAAGTTTTTTGGATCATCAAACAATGCAATGAACGCCGGATCAACAGGAATAAAAAGATTTGACACG